GGTCCCGCTTCGGTCTATCGAATTTCATTTTGTGTCCATCGAAGAATTGACGCAGCCGGTCAATCTGGCGACGTCCTTAGCTTTTCCGCCCGGCTACCTGCGCTGCTTCCGGTACAATCTGGCCTGCGAAATGGCCCCTGAGTTTGGGGTAGAACCTTCGCCCCAGGTGCAGCGCATCGCCATGACGTCGAAACGCAACCTTAAACGGGTGAACGACCCTGGCGACGTAATGGCGCTGCCATATAGCATTGTCGGCACTCGGCAACGGTACAACATCTTCGCGGGCAACTACTGATGAAAACGCCGATACTCGGCGGGACGTATGTGGCTCGGAGCGTCAACGCCGCCGACAGCCGCATGGTGAACCTGTTCCCCGAGGTCGTACCGGAAGGCGGCAACGAACCCGCGTTCTTGAGCCGTGCGCCTGGCCTTCGCTTGCTGGCGACCGTAGGTACGGGGCCTATTCGCGGCATGTGGCATTTCGGCGCGTATGGGTATGTGGTGTCTGGAACCGCGCTATACCGCGTGGATACGTCATGGACGGCCACCTTGTTAGGGACTATTACCGGAACAGGCCCCGTCTCCATGTCCGACAACGGGACGCAGCTTTTTGTTGCAGCCGCCGGCCCAAGCTACATCTACAACGCCAACACAAGCGTATTCGCGGCGATAACCGACCCCGATTTTCCTGGCGCGGGGTCCGTCGGGTTTCTGGACGGCTATTTTGTGTTCAACGAGCCCAACAGCCAAAAAATATGGGTCACAAGCCTGCTAGACGGTACGTCGGTTGACCCGCTTGATTTTGCCAGCGCCGAAGGGTCGCCGGACGGCGTTGTGGCTATCATCGTGGATCACCGAGAGGTGTGGGTGTACGGCACCAATTCCGTCGAGGTTTGGTACGATTCCGGCGACGCCGATTTTCCGCTCACCAGGGTGCAGGGGGCGTTTAACGAAATCGGCTGCGCCGCGGCGTATTCGGTCGCCAAGCTGGACAACGGCTTGTTCTGGTTAGGGGCGGACGCTCGCGGGCGCGGCATTGTGTACCGCGCCAACGGCTACACCGGGGCGCGCATTTCAACTCACGCAATCGAGTGGCAGATACAGCAGTACGGCAACATATCGGACGCCATAGGCTACACCTATCAGCAAGACGGCCATGCGTTTTACGTCTTAGTGTTCCCTTCAGCCAACGCGACTTGGGTTTATGACGTGGCGACCCAAGCTTGGCACGAGCGCGCAGGGTGGGTTGACGGTGAATTTACCCGCCACCGCGGCAACTGCCAGATGGCGTTTGGCGACGAAATTGTCATTGGCGACTACGAAAACGGCAATCTGTACGCATTTGACCTTGACGTGTATTCAGATAACGGCGCCGCGCAACGCTGGTTGCGCTCTTGGCGCGCTATGCCGGCCGGCGCCGACAACACGTTTCGGGCGGCGCATCACATGCTGCAACTGGAAGGGGAAACGGGTGTAGGGCTGAACAGCGGTCAGGGGGAAGACCCGCAGGTCATGCTCCGTTGGTCCGACGACGGCGGGCACACTTGGTCTAACGAGCATTGGCGGTCTATGGGCCGCATCGGCGCGCATGGGTATCGTATCATCTGGCGTCGGCTGGGCATGACGATGAAAATACGCGACCGGGTGTATGAGGTATCAGGCACCGATCCCGTAAGGATTTTCATTACTGGCGCTGAATTGCTTGCGAGCCCCACCCGTGCCTAGTCCACCAAACATTACCAATATCCCGCCGCCCCGCGTCCCGCTTATTGACGAGCGCACGGGGCTAATGTCGCGCGAATGGTATAGGTTCTTGCTAAGCCTGTTCACACTCACCGGCAGCGGCAGCAACTCAACATCGCTGCAAGATGTGCAGCTTGGGCCGCCGGGCGTTGACGAAGCCGCGCTTCAGGCGGCGCTTCAAGCTTACGCTGACGTAACACCACCCGCCGCGCCCGCGGTTGTTGACGCGCTGGTTGACGTTGCAGCGCAGCTTGCGCCGCCCGCCGCGCAGGCAACGCCGGGCGCGTTCGACACGCTAGACCCCCCGGCGTTTTTGGACGTGCCGGGGCGGTTTTTGCTCCCTGCCGGCGTAACCCCCGGTGCGTCGCCTTACACATATCAGAACACGTCCGGTCGCCCAGGAGACATGATTGTTTCCGGTGGCATGGTAACGGATATTGCTTTTTCGCGCGATAACGCAACTTTCTATAGCGTCGGGATCGTTTCTGGTGTATTCCCTTTATCGGCATATGACTTTTTGCGGGTGACGTACACCGTAGCCCCTACAATAACCTTTATCCCCAGGTAAATGCAGGAGCGCGCTTAATGGCTGTTCTTAGCCCCCCGCCAAAACTACAGTTTTTCGACGCTAACGGCGTTCCGCTGGTGGGTGGCAAGCTGTATTCCTACGCCGCAGGCACGACAACACCGCTGGCGACGTACACCAGCGCCGCCGAAACAACTTTCAATACTAACCCTATCATTCTAGATGCGCGCGGTGAAGCGGAGGTGTGGTTAGGATCGCCGCTGTATAAACTCAAGCTGACCACCGCAGCAGATGTTGATATATGGACGGTTGACAATATCACTTCATTAAGCGGGCTTGAGGCGGCCATAAAAGCGTATTACTCAGCGTCCGCAGGTGCTTCAAGGGTTGGGTTTATTGCATCTGGCGCCGGCGCGGTGGCCCGCACGGTACAAAGCAAATTGCGTGATACCATAAGCGTCATTGATTATGGCGCCGTGCCTGACGGCGTTACCGATTGCACTGCCGCGTTCCAAAGTGCGATTGATGCGCTGCCTGCTTACGGCGGCGCGATATACGCTCCTGCCGGAAGGTATAAAGTCACCTCAACACTTACGATAACTGACAAGTGCGTTTCATTCTATGGCGATGGATCGGGACAAAATATCGGCGTAACCAGCGGTTCGTATGTCGTCTTTACGTCCTTGGGCGCCGCAAACGGTATTGTCTTTGACAATGTGGACGGCGCCTATATGCGCGACATTGCCCTTGTGGCCGATACCGCCACGCGCCCGACCGGCGGCTATTTGGTGGTTTATCAAGGAACCACTGGCGGCTTCTACCACGCGCATTGGGAGAACGTGCTTATCGCCGGAGGATACAACGGCATTTGGTTCAAAAATGGTTTTAATTTTAAGGCTTTCAATAGCATCCTGAAAACCTTCAATGGTCAGCAAGTTATGCTGTTCAACGGCGTATCAGACACGGATGATGTTCAAGCCTGCGAATTTACGAATTGCACCATCGCAGCGGATGGAAGCACCACCACAGACCTTTGTGTTCTTGATGGTTTCGCCGCAAGTATGAAATTCACTTCCTGCGCTTTGCTTTTTGGCCGGCACGGCATTTGGCTGAAGGATACTTACGGAACCACGAACGAGCCGGACTTTACCTATTTCACGGGCGGCGGTATGGAAAACTTGGCTGGAGATTGCTTCCGCGCCGAAGCCGGAAATCACATTATGATCACCGGCGCCTACATGAGCGCGGACGGTGAGCGGTCGCGCGTTTTCTACGCATCACCTTCTTTTGGTGGCGAGATCACCATTGCCGGATCGTATTTTAGGGGCGCCGGGCGCGGCGGTGTTTGGCTTGAAGATGGCAACGCCACGATTACCGGCAACACGATTATCAATAACAACACGGTGAGTCCGACCACATACACCGTAACTAATTGCACCAATAACGGCGCAGGCTTAATTCGCGTCGCGACTTCCGCCGCCACGTTCTTTGAAACCAATGACATGGTGGAGATTTCAGGCGTTACCGGAACGACTGAGGCAAACGGCATTTGGATTGTCACGGTTATCAATTCCACCACGCTTGACCTTTCTATTGATGCCAATAGCGATACCGGCGCGGCTTCTGTTTTCACTAACGCTTACGTGTCCGGGGGCACTGCCCAGGAAGCAACGTCTAGTATTCGCATTTTGCCTTCCGCTGAATGGGTTGTTGCGGTGGGTAATTCTATAGGCGGCGGGTCCGGTGGGGTTCGTCAGACCGAGTATGGTATTCATAGCGCGGCAGATAACGTGCTGGCGTTTGCCAATAGCGCGCAATCTGTAAGGCGCGCTGTCTATCACAGCATCGCAAATTCGCGCACGGCCTATGGCAGCCGGAATGTCGGGGTCAATTCCATCAGCGGTATTCCCGATCCTTATGCAGCGGATGGCACGTTGTCCTTCGCGTTGGCCGGCGCGGTTTCGGCTGGCGTTAGGAGTTTTGGCAATCGCATGTATGTGACAGGTCAAAAAATCCGCATTGTTAGGGTTACGCGAAACCTCTCTAGCGTGGCGGGTAATATCGTCACTGCGTCGCTACAAGTGGACGGCGTAACGGTGAATAATTTAACTCAAAACGGCAACACGGTCACGGATACCTTACTGACCGTTCCTATTGTCATTGACGGAACGACGACCGCAAAGAGGGTTACGCTTAGTCTTGCCACAACGGGCAGCCCAACCGATTATGTTTACGATGCCCAATATCAGATTATAGGGTGATAACATGGCGCCGATTGACCCGCGCGATTTTGGAAGGCTTGAGGCTGAGGTCGCCGCGCTTCATAAGGTGGTTGAAGCTATGGCGGATGACTTGCGCGCCGTGCGATCCACATTAGACGCCGCGCATGGCGGCTGGCGTGTCATGATGGCGGTAGCGGGCATTTCTGGCGCAGTAGCTGCGGCGGCGGTAAAACTCTTGCCTTTCTGGCCTTTTCGATGAAACTGGATGATCTTGCCGTGACAATGGCTATCGCCGCCGCCGGCGCGTGGGTGGGTACTCTTGCGCGTGAGTTAAGCCAAGAGCGGCGCAAGATTTCTTGGAAGATGATGCTGCTAGAAACGCCGGGCGCGCTTGTGTGTGGGTTCGGGGCGGGCGGATTGGCGGACGCCCTAGGTTTCCATAGTCCCCTGGTTGTCGCCGGCGCGGGGGCCGTGGCCGGGCGCATTGGCGCTGCGGTGTTTGTCCAAGTGCTGCTTACCTTCTTGCAGAAAAGGATTGATGACAATGGCCGTGACCGTTAAGGTTCTAATTCCTGCCAAGATTGCGGAGAACGCGCAGACCACGCAATACACGGCGACCGGCGTTACCACGATCATTGATAAGTTCACCGCAACCAACTACAGCGCGGCGGCCGCAACGCTCAGCGTCAATCTGGTGACGGTGGCGGGAACGGCGGGCAACGACAACTTGATCGTCAAGACCAAGACCCTACAGGCCGGGGAGACGTACACATTCCCTGAGATTGTAGGCCAAACCTTGTCGCCGGGCGGGTTTATCTCTACTATTGCTGGCACGGCTACGGCCATCAACATTCGGGCGAACGGGAGAGAAGTGACGCAATGACCCTGACCGTCCGCCGCCCTGAATACGCTGACCTTGGCCGCTACACTGAGTTAGCCGTCGAGTTCATTGCGGCGGCGCCTATCAGCCAGTTTATTCCCGCCGAAGCTAACAACGTGGCGGATTTTTTGATTGGTGCGATGGACAATCCCGGCGTGGCGATGTGGCTGGCAGAGATAGACGGCAAGATTGTGGGTATTTGTGGTGCGCTCTGCTACCCCTTGTTTTTCAGCCCGCAACACACGGTTGTCCAAGAATTGTGGTGGTGGCTGACGCCGGGTGCCAGGGGCAGCGGCGCCGGCCAAGCGATGCACAAGACGCTTGAGGCTTGGGCGAC